GAAAGCAGTGCAGAATTAACTGCTGCTATGCGTGACCCCAGATACGACAAAGACCCCGCCTACAGACAGCAGGTTGCTGATAAGTTAGCCAAGTCTAGTCTGTTCTAACATTGTTGCATGGGGTTGGGGGATTGTATAAGAGTCCCCCTTCCTTCTAAATACACGAATACACCACCGAAGTTACGTCATACGTGCAGAAGATTCGCTACCTTAGGACGTTATATACGGCTGCTTGGGCAGGTGTCAGGCTAGGAAACAGGTAATGCTGTCCTAGCCCTTGTGTATTTAGAAGGGATCACATCCCTAACACGAAGCTAAACATAACAAACGATTACCCCTGACCCCTTGCGAGGGACAATCTTGGAGAAAGGATGTAGTGTAATGCAGAGTGTATTTAACTCAACATTATACTCACTAAGGAGTAATTCAAAATGGCACAAGCTGCTTCAAATCCGGCCTATAGCGTAAGCTTCCAAGGCCAAAACAACCTATCAGGTGACGTACGTGACCTGTTTCTCAAGCTGTATGCTGGCGAAGTCCTAACAGCTTTTGAAGAAAAGAAAGTCCTCATGGACAAGGTGCGTACTCGCACAATCTCAAAAGGTAAGTCTGCTTCATTCCCAATGACAGGCCGTGCAACTGCTGAATACCTGACCCCCGGAAACGAAATTACTGGTGGCTCTATTCGTGCAGGTGAGCGTATCGTCACAATCGACGATTTGCTTATCTCAAGCCAGTTCATTGCTAACATTGATGAAGCAATCAACCACTACGATGTTCGTTCAATCTACTCCAAGGAAGCTGGTATTGCACTAGCTAACGAAGCAGACCGTAACGTAGCTCGTATGTTGACTAAGGCTGCACTAGCAACTAATGCTACACGTGCTGCTGGTCTTATCCAAGACTACAAGTCATTCACTGAAGAAGACTTCACAGACAACGTAGCTATCGGTACAGCTACTGCTGACTCTCTGGATGCTGCTAAGATTGCTAAAGCTATCTTTGACGCAAAGAAAGAGTTCGACATCAAGAACGTAGACACAACTGGTGCAGTTGTTGCTCTCGCTCCTGACCAGTACTACGCTCTACTAGACGTTACTGATGGCAACAAGCTTGTCTACATGAACAAAGACTTCGGTGGCACTGGTTCTATTGCTTCTGCAACAGTACCAATGATTGCTGGTATGCCTGTAATCATGTCTAACCACGCCAAAGTATCTAACCTGTATCAGAACTTTACTACAGGTGATGCCGCTGAAGGTAAGACATCAGACAACGCACCACTAGCAAACACTGCTGGTTCTGGACGCACAACTCACTATGACCTACCGACTGCTGCTGTAGACGGTGCTGACATGGTGGCACTTGCTTCTAAGTTCCGTGGCTTTATCTTTACACCAGACGCTGTTGCTACTGTCAAGCTTCTTGACTTGGGCATGGAATCTGAGTACCAGATTAATCGCCAAGGCACACTGATGGTTGCTAAGTACGCAATGGGACACAACGTCCTGCGTCCAGCAGCCTGTATCGGTCTGTCTGAGGTTTAATAAACTTGGGGGTAGCTTAACGGCTACTCCCTTTTTTGTTTGGAGAATGATATGCCAGAAGTTGCAGGTAAACATTACAAGTATACTAAGAAGGGTATGGCACAGGCTAAAGCTGCGGCTAAGAAGACTGGAACTACCGTTAAGTATAAAAAGAAGAAGAAGTGATATGGCTATTAAACATGCAGGAGAAACCTTTAAAGGTCTACGGATACCTAAGAGTTCCCCTAAGGGTAAGAAGTCACACGCTGTATTAGTAGGCACTAAGGATAAACCCAAGGTCATCAGATTTGGTGAACGAGGTGCTAAGACTAACCAATCTGCTAAACAACGTAAAGCTTTTAAAAGTAGGCATAGAAAAAACATAGCCAAAGGTCCATCAAGTGCGGCTTATTGGGCTAACAAGACTAAGTGGAAAGCATAAAAGGTAAGTAACATGGCAGGAACAAGTAAACTAGATGCAATCAACACAATGCTTTCTGCCATTGGCGAAGCACCAGTAAGTAGTTTATCTTCTGGTCTTATTGAGGCAGAGATTGCAGAGACTATATTTGATACAGTTGACAGAGAAGTACAGTCTATGGGCTGGCACTTCAATATAGAATTAAACAAAAGCTTTGCTCAAAATACTGACGGTGAGATTTTACTCCCTGCTGATATTCTTAGAGCAGACTCCACGCTTAGAGCAGATGCTCCTAACTTAGTACAGCGTGGGTTAAAAATGTATGATAGAACAAACCACACTTTCAATGTAGGTGTAGATGTTGCTCTCGATGTAGTAGTACAATTAATCTTTGATGATGTACCAGAAGTAGCTAAACGATACATAGTATTACGGGCTACCCGTATCTTCCAAGACCGTGTTGTAGGTTCTGGAACATTACACGATTTCCATCAAGAAGATGAGAACAGAGCTTTTATTGAACTACGAGACTTTGACAAAGCAGCAGATGACCATAACATCTTTGACAACTATGATACCTTTAGCATTATTGATAGGCAGGGACGGAGAACAATCTAATGGCACTCATCAGTCAATCAATCCCAAACCTAATTAACGGTGTATCACAACAGCCCCCATCCCTACGTCTGAACACTCAGGCTGAATTACAGGAGAATGGGCTGTCTAGCGTTGTGTCAGGTTTGTCTAAGCGTCCTAGTTCTCAGCACGTAGCTGACCTTGGAGTTATCTCAAACCTAGATAAAGCTTTTATCCATACTATTCGTAGAGACGAGAATGAGTTCTACTCACTAGTAATTGATACTGCTGGTACTATCAGGGTGTTTGACAAAGAAGGTGTATCCAAGACTGTCACTAACAATGCTGCGTCCTATCTATCAGGACTAACTAATCCTAATGAAGAGTTATCTGCTGTCTCTATTGCTGACGCAACCTTCATTATCAACAAGAATACTACAGTAGCTAAAGCAGCTACAGTCTCAGGAACACGTAACCCTGAAGCCATTGTGTATGTAAAGAGTGCTGACTATGCCTCTACATACCGTTTAAAGATTACTAAGGGTGGTAGCACTAGCACAGTAGAGTTTGCTACTAAGTCTTCTACACAAGCTAGTACAGCAGACACACAGAACGCAGAGCGTGGTGCCTCTACTGACTTGATAGCAGAGAACTTAAATACCTTTTCAGGTTCAGTTGTAAATACTACGTACTACCAAAACATTATAAATGGTAGTGCAGTAACAGGTATTACTTTTACTCGTTACGGCTCAGTACTACACATTCAGTCTACTAATGCCACAGACTTCCAAGTAGAAGTAGGTGACTCTCATGGCGGTGACCACCTTAAAGTATTTAAAACAGAAACACTAGACTTTAAACAGTTGCCTATTGAGGGACCAAATGATTTTGTTATTAAAGTCTCAGGTGACAACCAGAAGGCACAGGATGATTACTATGTTAAGTTTTCTGACGGTGTGTGGAAGGAAACTGTAGACTCTAATATTGAGATAGCACTAGATGCTAGTACTATGCCACACAAGTTAAGCAAGTTAGGTAGTGGTAACTTTCAGTTTGACCCTGCTTCCTATGCTAATAGAAAAGTAGGCGATGATGACACCAACCCATTCCCATCCTTTGTAGGATTTACTCTGTCTGACATTTTCTTTCATAAGAACAGACTAGGAGTACTAGCAGATGAAAATGTAATCTTTGGTAGTGCTGGTGAGTTTTTAGAGTTTGACTTCTTTCGTAAGTCTACACTAACCATTATTGATAGTGACCCTATTGATGTGGCAGTATCCTCTAACAAGGTTAGTATTCTTAAACACGCTGTACCATTTAGTGAGTCTCTGCTACTCTTCTCTGACCTTACACAGTTTAAGGTTACAGCAGACCCTGTACTTACTCCTGAAACTATTAACGTGGCTAACACCACAGAGTTTGAGACGAGCCTAAGAGCCAAGCCAGCAGCAGCAGGTAAGTATGTTTACTTTGCCTCTAAGCGTGGTGCATGGTCAGGTATGTGGGAGTACTTTGTAGATACAGACACTGATGTCAATGATGCTAATGAGATTACATCACACATTCCTGAGTATCTTAATGGTGAGATTATCAACATTCAAGCCTCTTCTAATGAGGACATGATACTTGTACAAACTGACAACGACCCCAAAGCTATCTATGTATATAGGTACTACTGGTCAGGCAGAGAGAAGCTACAGGCTTCTTGGTCACGTTGGGTATTTGATGGTGATGTTATTGGCTTCTCTTTCAACCGTGCTGATATTACGATATTGATTAAGAGGGGTAACAACCTATTCTTAGAGAAGATTAACTTATCTGTAGATGATGCCACCAGTTATACTAGTGGTAACTTCTCCCTTCACTTAGATAGACGTGTTATGCTAGAAACAGGTGGTCTTACTTCTCTACCTTACACAGACGTTAATGCAATTTACATAGACCAAACAGGTAAGATTATAACATCTTCTGATGTAGCGGCTAAATTAGCTAACTCTGAGAAAGTATTTGCTGGTGTTCCATTTACGTTTAAATATAGGTTCTCTGAACCAGTACTTAAACAGGACAACAAAGCTATTACCACAGGACAGTTACAACTAAGAAACTATGCCGTAGTTTATAACAGCACAGGGTTCTTTAAAGTTGTATTAAGCCCTCTCAAGAGAGAAGAATACACTCGTACCTTTACAGGAAGAGTAGTAGGAAGTGCTAATAACCTTCTTAACATAGCGGCTATAGAATCAGGTACATACCGTTTTGGTGTTCTAGGTAAAGCCAGTGAAACATTTATAACAATCGAAAGCGATAGCCACCTACCCTGTATATTCCAATCAGCAGAGTGGGAAGGTTTCTTCCACCTACGTTCACGGAGAATGTAATGAAAGTCCATGTGAGAGCAAGTACTCAGGCCGATGTAGATTATCTGGCAACTAACCTAAGACCAGAGGATACAGAGGAAGTGCTTGCCTCACACGGCAATGTTAAGGAAGCTTTACAGCAGGGTTTAGATACATCAGATGAGTGTTGGACTATTGTTGTAGAAGAAACAGGTGAGCTTGCTGGTATCTATGGTGTACTTGCTGCTAATGAAACGGTAGGTGTGCCTTGGCTACTTACTGCCCCGCCTATAACTAAAGTGTGGCTACCCTTTCTTAGAGGTTCTCTTAAATGGGTAAAAGAAACAAATAAAAAATATCCCATCCTTACCAATGCTTGTGATGCTGACTATGATGTAGCTATTAATTGGTTAAAGTTTGTAGGATTTACATTTATCAAAAAGCATGAAACTTGGGGTGTAGGAAATAAACCCTTTTTAGAATTTGTGAGGATACAAGATGTGTGACCCAACAGTTATGGCTGTGCTGGCAGTTGCCAAAGGGTTTTCTGACTATGAACAAGGAGTAGCTAGAGCAAAAACTACTCAAACTAGATTTGATGCTAATAGATTAGCAGCTAACGAAGCTAGAGATTTAAAAGTTCAGTCCCTTAATCAGAGGGCTAATCAGGAAGCAGAAGCAGCAGCTGAAGAAAAGATGGCCTTAGGTATTAAAGCCTTAGAAGGCGAAGGAGCAGCACTAGTTGCTTCAGGTGAGGCTGGTGTTACAGGCTCTTCGATTGACTTAATTTTACAGGACTATGAAGCACAGAAGCTTCGTGGTGTTACAACAATTAATAGAAACCTTGATAACGTAGAGAAACAAATAGAGCTTGAAAAGATGGGTGCATCTGCGGAAGCACAGAATAGAATCAATTCTCTTCAACAGGGTGTAATGCCAAACTTCCTAGCTGCGGCTGTAGGAACTGCGGCTGATGCTACTGCTGCTTATAATACTTATAAAGTAGACAAACCTAAAGATGATTATAAACCAATATTTGGTGATTAAGGAGATAACTCATGGCAGAACGTAGAGTACAAGTAGAACGGTTGCGGCCTTCTGCACGACTCCAAGCTGTTGCTCGTCCAGTAGAGACTTATGTACGTCCTGCTGACCAGCCTGTGGGCGAGAGCGATTTAAGTTCGTTTATCTCCGCTATAGCACCAGCAACAGAACAACTAGCTAAAGTAGAACGAGAAAAACAACTCAAGCTTCAACGAGAAGCAGAAAAAGGTATTGCTTCTGCACGTGCATTTGATGCTCAACTAGGGTCAGGTAAAGCTTTACGTGCTGCGTTTGCAGATTATTCAGACCCTGCTAATACCGAAGCATACTTAAACATGACACCTGAACAAGTTAGGGATAGACGTGCTGAGATTATGCAGCCGTTCCTTGACAAGGTTCAACAGTCTGGTGATGACAAGCTTGCGCTTGCTTTCCAGCAGGATATTGAACTAGGTAACTTAGACTTTTTTGCAAAGTCTTATGAGCCTTTAAAACGTGAATTTGATTTAAACAACTCTCTTGACGAGGTGTTCACAGAAGTATTAGCTATCCAAGATAATCCAATGCTGAGTGATGACCTTAAAGATACAGCTACTGATAATCTTCTAAGAACATATAATA